CATCTCCCGATCGGTAATCAGGACCTCCTCGTAGTTCACCAGGTTCAGGTGAGGCACCTGGTTACCAAAATCCAGCTCGAGGGATTGCAGTTGGAGCGCATACGCACCGATGGTGCAGGTGGGCGTATTCGCCTTGTTCACCGGATAGGGATCTTCGTTGGGCGTGTACGTCGGCGTCACCATCGACTGCGCGATAGGCTTGGTGTACAGGCCCGTCAGGCTGAAGTTAAACAGCGGGATCTGCCCCGCGTTAAACGACAGGCCTCCGTTGGCCCGACAGCCCAATGCCACCTGGCGTTCACCGTCGCGGTCATAGTACGTCGCCAGAGACTCATAGCTCGTGGAAACCGGATCGTACTGAACATCGGTGGAGGCGGTAATGGTCTCCGCGAAACCACAGGCGCGCAGAATTGATCCGTAGTTGGGCGGAGTTCCCAGCGCACCGGTGCCCATCATCTCTGTTGAAAAGGCGCGGGTCACCATGGGTGAGGTGTTAATTTCTTTTCTCGCACCGAGCGTTGACCGGTCTGTGTCGCGGACAACCGTCGGGCCGCTGTAGACTTCCCGCTGAAGTCCGCTGGTAATGATCGCGTCTGACGCCGCAGGTGTCGGGTCAACGCCATAGGTTGACTCAATCTTGGCCAGGAGATACTTATTCCTCGTTTTCATTGGTGCTCACCTCGCTCTTGGTTTCAGCGGGCTTCACCGCTTCAGTGGTCTTTGTGCCAGCGGGCTGCGTGCGATGCACCAGCTTCAAGCTGCCGTCTTTGTTCCTGATGTAGCTTCCGCCTTCGCGTGCCATGTCGTAACTCCTTTAAATGGTTTGCCTGATTCGTCTTCGCACTGAGTAGCTCTCGCGCCACCAGATATACCCGCCCTTGATGCCTTCAATTTGGGCGCTCTCCAGTTCCATCGCGTCGTGAGTGCCGTGCACCCAGCCCATCGCGGCCGCACGCAGCTCGTCGAGCAGCGTTTCATATTCGTTCACCGCACAACCCAGAAGGCATGCGACTGTCGATGTGGTGTCCTGAACAACTAGGTTATCAATCCCGCTCACGGAGGCGCTCAGACCAACCGGGTAAACCATGATTACAGGAAGCTCTGAGGAGTAGTCCTCGATAGGCTCTGTCGTGAATGCAAACTTCACGCTCGGGGTCAGCCCTGCGCCCTGGAGGTACGTGATAAATTCGGTAATCATCGGGTGCCTATCTGACGCTGAATGAAATGATCCAGCTCATGCTCCAGGGTCTTGTTCGCATCGGCTGCCATCATGTTATTGATACCGTCCACCGCAGACCGTGAGCGCAGCATGTGGGCGATCGAGGGACCTGTCAGCTTTCTGATTGGGAGTCGACCAAGGCCTATTCGCTGAAATATCTGCCATTCGCCGGCACCGTCAATGCTGCCGGCCCTGCCTCGCCCCCAGAAGGCGCGCTTGATGATCTTCGAGGGTGATGTTTTTTTTACACGCACCCGCGCCCCGTAGCGCAGCCCCGCCCTGGTCTTGACCTTGGGCCGCATGCTTCCCTGAGGAACACCGCCCTTGTAGGCGGTGAAATACCGCAAGGAAAGCCTGCCACCGGTATAGATCAACAATCCCACAGGCAGGCCATTTTCCTCCTTCAAGCGGGGTGTGAGTGCCGCCTTAACATCGCGGGCCTTTACCGCGTACACTTTTCGCACTTCGGAGCTGGCGCGAGTGGCAGCTTTGTCACGCAGTTTCTTTACAGTTGAACGCGCCGCCTTTTCAACAATGATCGGGTCGTAAAACCGTTTCACGCCTTCAAGGTTGTCGAAGGTGACACTAATCACGAAGTGGCTTCAAACAGATAATGGTTACCGTCATCGAAGATGCGCTTCCCCAAAATGTAGGTGTCACAGTCGATCACGACACGGTCACCCCGCTCAGGAACAACCGGCAGGCCCTTATGCGCTATTCGGATGGTATTGACCCGGGACACTACCTGTTCCTGCTCATCAAGCATTTCAACATCTTTGCGAAATACCACATCGATGTCGTCGTGCCGAAAATAGCCCTCCCGCTCGATATAGGCCAAGGCGCCAAACATACCGGTCAGTGTCCCGGACACATCTTTAGCGAGTGAGTCGAACATATCGATGAGCCCCCGAAGGGGCTGTTATCAGGCCGTGTAGGTGCCGTTGCCCGGAAGCAACTTCACTTCAACCAGCGTCACGCCATTGCCGGCGGCCGTCATGGCTACTACGCCGTTTTCAAGGTCACCGGAAGCAGCAGAGCCGATCGCATCCACGAACTCGTTTGCGGAGGCGTCCCAGTCCAGAATTTGACCTTGGGTTATCACGTCGGCGCTGTTGCAGGCAACCTCAAAGACGCCTTCAATCGCAACTGTCCCGACGCCTGTTGTGGCAGCGATATCGGTTTCGGCGATGCCCAGCAAATCCCCAACAGTGACAACATCACCGGATGAAATGGCAGAGCCCGTGTTGGAATACTCGAGCGTATTCCCCTTCTGTTTGTAGTTAGCAGACATGCTTAACTCTCCTTCTGATATAAAAAAGGCCCCCGAAGGAGCCTAGAGATTAGACGCTATGAATTAAGCGCCTGCGTTTTTGAACAGCCCGCGATAGTCAATCGCCTTGGCGGCGAAATCGTGACGCGCTTTGATGGCAATACCGTCCACGTCGAATCCCTGCTTGGTTTCGATATAGACACCCTGGTTGCCTTCCAGGAAGCAGTACTCGATGGTATCGACCTGGTTAAAATCTGCCGCCGCGTACCATGCGTCACCAGTCAACCGGGCCTCAACAACCAGGTCCATCGTGTTCTGGAAAACATTAACGTTGCTGGACTGTTCCGGCGTAACCGCGGTCAGGATTTTCTTGGCCGCCAGCTTTTGCTTGGGC